TTAAGGTAGCTCTAATCTGCGGAGCTGAGTCGCCTTTTACTAATGTATATATGTCCATGCTATGCCTCTGGTCGTGTCGGATAGACGACGTTATCAATGTTTGTTTCATCTTGGTACTGACTTGGCAAGTCTCTGAGAGCTTGCCTGTATGTTGCCCATTCTACCTTTTTTTCGTCGGTAAGTGGGCTATCCGTAAACTGTGTCCAGTCTGAATCTTGAAATAACAGACTTCTTTTAAATCGCAAGTTGTCTAAGCAGGTGATTATTTTTTGTTCTTCTGGAACAGCTTTAGCAACAAACTGACCATCTATATAGTAATCAAACCCTGATTCTGGTTGCCCTTCAACGTAAAGCTCATTATCAGAAACATTTAAAAGCAGTGTTGCGAGAGTGCCAGTAAATGTAGATTTTATCTTTCCATCGTTAGGGTCATATATTGCGTATGTAGTTATCATTATTTTTTAACCTCTAACGATGATATTGTGCTATCTAATAAAAATAAATCTTTCCCACCTAATGATGTAACTCTCAATTGCGAACGTATTTTGATATAAGAAGCATTTACGTTTGGGGTAAATAAATTACTGTGATATGCAGGCAAAGTGACTCGGTGCTGTACATAAAGATTTTCTACACCGCTAGTCGTTGTGCCTATCGGTTGATTGTTTGAAGCAAAAGCCTCATAAGTTACTCGTTGGTCAAACGTGGCCAGTCCACTTGTTGCTAGACTGTTGTTGGTATTAGCCGCCATTAATCGGATAACTGACTGAATTTGAATAGGTGCGCCACTAACATCTATTTGCAACTCACTTACAGTAGTGTAATTTGTATTATCTATATCTTGATAAGAAAACAATTCATCACGCTTGAAAGAAGGCACGGTTATTTGATTATCACCAACGTGTATAGTCTGAACACCAAGGTTTTTAATCACCAATGCTTCTACGCCGCCGATTGTTGCAGTATCAATAGTCGAATTATCAATCTTTATTCGGTCAGCTTCTACTAAACCTGTCTTAATTAGACCGCCATCAATGGTAGTGATCTCTGTGCTATCAGGGTCGGCAAGCTCATTATTTAAATTGGTAAAAGTAACTAAGCCATTAAAGTTAATAGCCTTATATGGGGATGAAAAGCTTTTAGTTTGAGTGCCATTAAAGGTAGCCTCTGTAACTGTGTAGCTTGCAGCCCAAAATGTATTATTACTTCCCGCGGCATATTCTGGTGGCTCATGAACCCAGCCATTAGTTAAATTTGAAAAGGTTAAAGAACTGAAGCTGTAATTTCCTGTTGTTCCAGGTTGAGCCGGTGCGTTAGCTTGCGCCGTAGGAAAGTAAATATAGCCATTCGCATTTCTTGGGCCATCATCACCCGCAGCACCATTACTAACAAATAGATTAACTGTAGACCAAGTTATGCTCGAATCTGTCCCAGTAGCGCCTGCTATTTGAGCTGTACCAGTTGACACCCACATAGGGTCTGTGCCTGATGGCGGTGCAGAATACCAATCTGTCGGTGAAACAATAGCGTTAGTAGTAAAGTTATATGAACCGCCTGTTGGAGCGGAAGGCTGAGAAGTAGCTCTTCTGTAAATATTAAATCTAAATGTACTTAATCCATCTGTACCATTTTCTGCGGTCACAACAGGAGAAGACCAAGTTCCTCCATTGACAATACCTGTATCACCAACAATGGAAAAAACAAACTGCGAATAATAAACCGGATCTGTACCACTGGGAATTGATGCAGACCAACCTGTCGGTGTAGTCAACGCATTAGTTCCAAAATTGAAGCTGCCACCTGTAGGGGTTGCCGGAGCAGAAGTCGCTCTTTTATATATAGGCGCAACAAAAGTTGATTTACCATCAACATTGCTTGGGTTTAAGCTAGTTACGGCGTTGACAGCATTGGTCTGATCAGATTGGTTGCCACTAAAATCTACTGACTTTATTCTATAAAAATACTGCGTATTACCAGCTAAACCTCCATTGCTGAAACTTGCCGCTGATCCAGGGTTACCTGAAACAGTTGCAATTTGTGCATAGGCACCAGTTGTTTTTCTAAGTATTTTTACATTACTAAAATCACCGTCACTTGGGTTAACCCAGTTCAAGGTAATAGTGTTTATACCAGATGTAGCGGTTAAAGCGGTAGGTTTTGCAGGTGCAGTTGTGTCACCAACTCCTGCTGTTGTAATACTTACAGCCTCGCTCTTTACACCCAATGCATTAACTGAATAAACATTTACATTATAGGAAGTTCCAATCACAACATCAGTCAACTCAAAAGTAGTTGTTTGCATTGTTGCTGATCTGTATGCGGTAGAAGACTCGCTAGTCTTTTTCCACTCTACAATATAACGATTAACGAAAGAATCCGCAGCGGCTGTCCATGTGACAGTAATAACAGGAATAACCGTACCATCTGAACCTAAAAAAGTACTAGATGAACCAGTTAAATTACTGGGCGCAGCTACAGTAAAAGGATCAGGCAAGTGTGGTTGCTCAAAATCAGCAATCTCATTCATCGTGTCGTATGTGTAGGCTGTGGTATCAAATTCCAACAGTTGCACAGACACTTCACCGTCATAATTAAAGCTCAATGAGCTTACCTGAAACAGTTTAGGCACAAGAGTAGGTGATAGCGATGGATGTGTAACGGTTACGGTGTCACCAATTGAGCAGTTTAAAGCCTCACTTGTAGCTTTAAATTGCAAAATCATGCCTGCTCTTGATCTACGCAAAAATACTTGAGCAAAGTCTCTAGCAACGTATACATTAGTTACTGTTTCAAGGTCTACGTCTAGAGCCAGCTCAGTTCCGTTATCTTCAGCTAAATAAGCGGTTCTAGTCGCTTGCTCGGCTGTCGTTCCAGTTGGACTAGGATATGTCACTTCATCTGGTTCATATCCAATTGCTTCGTTTGCAAACTTGACTGTAACTTGATTGTATTTTGTATCTTTAGACACGCCTTTTATTTGCAAGCCAGATGTCATGTTATCCAGGTTAAATGAAAACGTACTTGATCTATTTTTATCAATTACTAAAGAATATTTTCCTTGGTTAAAAGGCAAAAATCCTCTGCATCCCATTAACATCATTTCAATATTTTCAAACAGGGTCTTGTCGGTTTGCAGAACAGCGTGAGTTCTAAACAGCTTTCTTTGCAAGCCTAGCAAAAAAGGGATGAACAATTCTTCGCAATCATCCGCAGCCTGAGCAAAAGCAACGTAGTCAATAGCACTTTCAGGCAAACCTTTACCGTATGTATCATCAGTTAGATAATCTCTTATACATAAAGCAGGGTTATCAGAGTATAACCAAGTGCTGCGATTATTTGGTCGTTGCGTACCTACGCCAACACTTGCATCGTAAACTGGGCTGTTAACATTTTGACGAGGGTCATATATTTTTTTGCCTTGAACTAACGCAGTAATTGTCGGTATACCTTGGAAGGCATCCTCATCCCACTTCAACTTAATAGCTAAGTAAGCAACGCCTCGGAGCCTTGCATCGGTAGTCCAAGCTGAGTCGCTTTGTCGAATTAAAGCGCTAGAGCCTTGACCATTTGCGCCTGTAAAAGCATTTATGGTGTATAAGTCGGTGTACTTGGAATCAGTTATAGGGTTGCCATCAACTTCAATATCTGTAATGGAATTTACTTCACCTTCGCACAATACCAATGCAATGTATAAAAATTCATTATCATCGCCATCTGGAACATCTTTTGTGGCAACGTATACACGCACTCCACCAACTCGTCTTGTTCCATAAACAACAGGAATTGGTTCAATGTTAGACTCTTTATTAAACAAAACCCCTTTCATGTCGTCGGCTAGTTTTTGCGCTTTCTTTTGCGCTTGCACAGCCATTACATAAGATGCTGCCGCTACACCAATTGCAATCCATACAAATATCATGATTTACCCCATCGTAAGTCAGCAATAGTCAAAGCTGCCCAATCAAATCCTATATCACCTGCAAAATGTACTTGCTGTGAATTAGTGTTAGTTCTTCTGCCGTTTTGTTTCTCAAAGTCCTTCCAGTGCGATGCGCACTCTATAGTTAAAGTACTGCTATTTTCAGAATCATTAATATCAAATCCAGTTATTAATCCTTGAAACATTAATATAGGTGCGCCAATCACTGTGTCAGTATCACTCATGCAAGCACGATAGACTTCAACAGTAGTATCTAAATATGTAGATTGACCGGCAGTTTGTGATAGAAATATTGAAGATAAACTTTGATCCACACCAGACATAGTGATATTTAACGTGTTTACTCTAAGCTCTTGCGTTTCAACTGGACTATCAAGAGCCATCATGTGACTACTACTAGTCCAAGTTTGGCTAAGTGCATCTACATCTCTACCCCAATCAGTAAGCTTTAAAGGGGTGCTAAAGTTAAGCTTTACCAAAGTAGCTAAGTTAAAACTATCTTTAGCTAACTCTGCAATAGTTGCTGCATTAATTCCTCTAGGCATTAGATGGCCTCAATAAAGTCTATTTCAAAATCTAACAATGACGCTGAACCTAAATCGTAAGCTTGAACATCGTTATCTAAGCGCACAGTAAAAGGTACTCCATCTTTGGTCACATTTACATTGTTAGGTACATTAGCTACAAGTGGCGGCTGAAACTTTAATGTTCCATTTGCTGATAAATCTTCTGTAATCATGTAAACCTTAGTGTGGTTTGCAAACTTAAACACATCACCTGCTTTTAACGTGCCACCTGTCAGCCCATCAACAGTTATGTCTGTCGCGCCAATCTGTCTTGTAGTAGTTAAGTTAGCTTTGACAGTTCCTGTTGAAGCTCCTTTCTTATGGCTTATTTGTGGCAAAATGATAGTGAAGGTTTCATTGCTACCTTTTTGCAGCATAAGAAATGCCATTATTGGTGCAAATTCTTCTACAGATAAACGAGAGTATTTTGCAGAAAACTCCCATCTTTGACCGCCAATGTTTCTTACTTGGGTTCTACCAGACAAGCTTGTGCTAGATAAATTATAAAACTTACTAGTAAAGCTTACTGACTCAAATACAGGTGTTGTTGGGTATTGTCCACTCATGTTAGTTTTGCCTTTCCGCTATTATTAACAGCTCTGTTGACCATGCTAACTATTTGGCCTCTGCGAGAGTTTAAGAGCGCATCAAAGCCCTTAGTGTCGTTAGCCATAATATTGAAGTTAACATTTACATTTTGCGTCTTACTAGAGCCTTCGTCACTATTAACTGCTCGTTTTAGGTTTTCATTTGTAGCTATCCTACCAGAAGTACCCATTGTTAGAAGCTCTGGCCCACGCTCACCTACTAGATAAGACTCTCCACCTCTAACCTGACCGCCGTTAGCTCTAGCAAGACCTGCAACAGTTTGACCTGCAATAATACCGACATTGACTGCACCCATTGCTTGAATTGATCCAGCCAGACCTACACCTGCTATTGGGCCTAAACCTATAGGTGGAGGAGCAAGAGCTGCTGCTGCTGCGACTTGAGTACTCATAATTGCAGATGCTATAGCAATACCCTGCTGTACAAGAAAAGCTGCCTTATAAGCTGCCGACTCTTCACCGTATGCTGCTTTTGCCATACCAGCTAATTGACCAGCTAATTGACCAGCTTGACCTATTACTTGGCTTTGTAATTGCTCCCTAATAGCTTTTTTCTGTTCTTCTTCCGTTTGAACAAGAGCAACACTTTTATTAGCAGCATCTAATTCAATTTGCGCTTTAGCAGTAGTAAATTCCTGTAGGCTGATTAACCCAGCATCACGATCAGCAGCTAGACGGGCTATATCTTCAGCCGCGTAAGCAGCTATCAATTCTCTCTCGCTCATCAATGACTGCTCAATTACAGTAAGATTCTTTTGAGCAGCAGCTATCATGACTTCACGTTTTGCTTTCGCTTGCTGGGCAGCTTTGTCATCAGCTTTAGTCTTAGCTTCTTTTATTCTGGCAGCTTCTTTGTCAGCTTCATTTTTTGCCTTTATAGCATTGATTTCTTGCTGTAGTGCAACAGCAGCGGCAAGTGACTCGGCAGAAGCTCCATTTTTAAGAGCGTTATATCTAAGTAACTCATCTCCAGTTAATGTAAGCTGTGCGTACTCATCCCGTAACTTTTCTGTGTACTTTCGATCTGCCTCAGCAGCATCTAGAGTTGCTTGTGTTACATCATCAGTCCTAGATATCTCTTCATCCTTTAAAGCGTTTAATCGTTCAATTTCAGCAGCAAGCTTCTGTTGTCTTTCGGTATATGCCTCTGTAGTTTCACCGGCAACGGCCTGCCCTGTTGCGTGGTTGTAAGTAAGTTTTATACCTTTTTCTTGCTCTTTGCTTAATTCTGCTATAGCTTTATCAAAATTTTCGACCTTTTTAACAGATAAAGACCTTTCGTATTCCTTGGCAGCAGGGCCAAGTGCATCAAACTTATCACCAAGTGATTGCATATCTTCTTCAAGTGCTTCAAAAGCTTCTGACGCATTATTGAACTGGCTAACTAACAACCCGCCAATTAAAGCACCAAACGCAATGACAGCACCGAAAATAGCGCCGCCTGAGCCAAAGATAGAGGCAAGTTGCGGCCCCTGCTGACCAAGAATAATGAAAGCATCTGTACCTGATTGCGCCTGTACTGCAATATCCTGCAACTGGAAAGAGGCTTGCTGGGTAGCGCCTCGCATAGCTTTAAATGGCGCAACAGTTTGACCAGCTCCCTTGCCAACGCCTTTGGTTGTCTTCTCTGCTTTCTCGCCAGATTTAGCTAAATGATCTAATTCGGTAGCAGCTTCTTTAGCGCCTTTTGTTTCAACGCCAATGATTAGCGTATTCATTTCAGCCATGATTATTAGTCTCTTTAGAAT